AAGACTTATGATAATATGACGCCGCCTTTTGTTCATATTAACTTTGGTGAGTTGCTGCAAGATAAGGATTATACTGTCGAACAATACACAGGGCGCAAAGATAAGAACGGCAAGAAGATATTCGCAGGGGATATTGTATTCAATAATAATTGTTTTGGATGTTGCTCTTCGTGGGGCGATGCAACGGATAACAATCCTAGCAAAAGAATTGTTGTATGGATTGAGAAAGATGCAAAGTTCGCATTGGCGTTTTTAGAGCAGAGCATAAGAGACAGAGCCACCAGTGGTTATTGTTTTACCAAATCAAACGAAGATATGTTTGAGATAATAGGTACAATACACGATATTAAATAAATAAAAGGAGAAAGATATTATGAGTAACGAGATTATGGTTTTGAACAACAGCGAGGCGATACAGGAGTTGATACAAACGAACATGGCGGGGCAACTTGATGTGTTTAATCTTGACCGGATTAAAGTTCCTGCGGGCGGCGGCACATCGTTCAGCGTGCCCGCGCTTGACGGCGAACACGACGAGAAAACACTAACAGGAATTATCATCCACATTGCGTATCAAAACGCATATTGGGCGCAGAGCGTTGATGATTCGGGCGGCGGCAGTCCGCCTGATTGTGTAGCAAGAGACGCAAAGAACGGAGTTGGCGATCCGGGCGGCGAATGCAGCACATGTCCGCTTAACGCATGGGGCAGCGACCAAAAAGGCGGCAAAGGCAAAGAATGCAAAAACATGCTGATGCTGTTTATGCTGATGCCAGATTCGATTCTGCCAGTTGTCGTGTCATTACCGCCGACATCAATTAGACCAGCAAAGAATTATTTCATGCGGTTGACAAGTGCGTCAATGCATTATTATGATGCGATGTCGAGCATTGAACTCGAAAAAACTAAAAACGACAATGGTATAGCTTATTCAACGATTAATATTAAAATGGCAGAGAAACTCGACGAAAAAGGGCTAAAGGATGTTACAGCGTATCGCAAAGCGTTATTGCCAGCATTGAAAACAGTATCAATTCAGCAAGAAGATATCCAAGAATAGCAGAATAGAGGTAACATATGTACAGAAAGTTTCTAGCCGCTTTGTTCGGCGACGTGCAAGATAAATATATATTGCTGTGGTTTTACGACGGGGATAAACTAAAAGAATCGTTTTGGTTTGCATCCACTAAAGCTGCTGCTGATTTTTTGGATAAGGTCAAAGAGCGGCACGTCAACGCGTATATGGGCGTGGGATTATCGCCGAAAGATTATGGTAAGAACCAGCGTTGTTTAAAAAAGGACGTTGCAGGAATCGGCGGGTTGTGGCTTGATATAGATTATAAATGCGCAGAGCATAAAAAGCCTAATCTACCGGGTTCAAAAGATGAAGCATATAAGTTGTTCGACGATAGATTTATGCCGTCGGCGGTTGTCAACAGCGGTCACGGTTTGCAGGCGTGGTGGATATTCCGCGAGCCGTGGCTGTTTGACAGCGTAACCGAACGCGCGGACGCCGAGCAGTTATCGCGCCGGTTCAACTATTATTTCAAAGCTGAAGCAGCAAAGCACGGATGGGATGTTGACAGCACTTTTAACCTCGACCGTGTAATGCGCGTGCCCGGAACAACAAATTATAAAAGCAAGCCGGTGCCGGTTGAATTGATATCTTTGAATGACGTGCGGTACAACCCATCGGAGTTTGAATCGTGGTTGCCGGAATTATCGAAAGAACAACAATCTTTATCTGAACCATCGAAACTAAAATTTGAATTGGCGGCTGACCTTGAACCGCCGTTTGATAAATTTAATACAGCGAGCGAGATTGAACCAAACTTCGGGTTGTCGTGGGAGAAAAAACGCAAAGACTTCCAAGACCAGAGCGCGAGCAGTTATGATTTATCGTTAGCACGGTTTGCGTATATGTTCGGATGGAGCGATCAAGAAGTCGTATCGTTGCTGGTAGCGTTCCGACGCAAGCACAAAGAAGATTTGAAATTGCGTATGGATTATTACGAACGGACGTTGACAATCGCAAAAAAAAACATTAAAAAGCAGCAAGCGTCAGAGCTGATTGATAATTATGTTGATGCGCAGGATTTGGACGCGGCGGGCACGATTGACCCGAACCAAAAAGAAAGTATATTACAAGCGTTGTCAGCGCGGTTTGATGTGCGGCTTGTACAGATAATCAAGTTTGTAGCTGACCCTCCAATATATAAACTCAAAACGGTGCGCGGCGATGTCACGCTCGGCGAGGTAGATAATCTTATCGGGCAAGCGAAACTGCGAACGCATATTGCGGCTGTGACCGGAAAGTTTATGCCGAGGTTCAAAGCCGACAAGTGGGATAATGTCGCACAAGCGTTGTTAGATTGTTGTTATGATGTAGAGATTGGAGATGAAGCAACGGAGATTGGTGAAGTCAAATCATGGTTAATGCAATACCTTGATGCAAAGCAGCCGATGGACAGCGAGGATATAAACGATGCAGCAATGCATCAATTGCCTGTTAAGTATCACGGCAGTGTTGCAATATTCGGGTCGGACTTTCGGAAATGGCTGAGAACAACGCAGCAGGAGAAAGTTACAAGTAAGCGCATGGGTTTACTGCTAAGAGGTATTGGATGCATGCCGGAGAAGATGACCGCGGAGATTGACGGGAAGATAACAACGCGCAGTATATGGATACTGAAAGGGGAATAGGATGCTAGAACTAAATAATGTATATTTAATGGACTGTATGGAAGGCATGAAAGAAATACCCGACAAATACTTTGACCTTGCAATAGACAAGCAGAGGTATGTGTGGTATAATTATATAGAGGTGGGAATATGAAAATAAGCGATATGATGCAGATTGGAAAAGCGGGCGAATATCTTGTATGTGCAGATTTAATATTAAAAGGTTTTGTCGCATATCCAAGTGAGCAAGGGCTTCCATATGATGTTGTTATTGATACTGGCAATAATCTATTAAGGATACAGGTTAAGACAACAAGCAAATATAAAAAAATACCACAGAGACAAAAAGAAAGCTACGCATACATATTTAATATTAAAAGGCATGGGAAGAACAACACAACTAGATATACAAAGAATGAAGTTGACATGTTTGCTTTAGTTACATTAGATACTATGCAAGTAGGATATATAAAAAACGTTGATATGCCTGATACCATAAATCTTCGAGTTGATAAACTAAAGAATACTTATTACGATGAAAAAGGAATGCAAGATTACAAAAATGTTATAGCGTTAAGCGGAGAGATGACACAGCTTGCAATTGGGCGTCAATTAGGTATATCAAATACAACAGTAAGCAGAATGTTAAAAACCAATTATAAACCATACAAAACAAACGCTAAATACTTTTCAGACATAATAAGGAATGGAGAATGGTTTTATGAAATATAAATGGAACAACATCTATGACGAAGATTGCATGATAGCATTAAGACAGATGCCCGATAACTTCGCAGACCTTTGCATAGTAGACCCGCCGTATGGGATAGGAATAAGCAAAAATCCAGTTAGACAAGCACACCAAAAAAAGAAGTGGGATAACGCTGTACCAGATAAAGAATACTTTGAAGAATTAAAAAGAGTCAGTAAAGACCAGATAATATGGGGTGGTAATTATTATGATTTACCACCAACTCAAAATTATATTGTATGGGATAAGAGGCAACCGCACGACTTCAGTCTAGCGATGTGTGAATTGGCGTGGTGCAGTATACAAAAACCAATAAAGATGTTTAGCTTTTCGGTGTTGAAAGAAAGAGGAAAAATCCACCCAACACAAAAACCCGTAGAGCTATATCATTGGCTTCTAAGAAACTACGCCAAAGAGGGTGACAAGATACTAGACACACACACGGGCAGTGGTTCATCAATCATAGCTTGCCACAACATGGGCTTTGAGTACATGGCTTTTGAGTTAGACAAAGATTATTACAAAGCAGCAATGGAGCGTATCAACAACCACAAAGCACAACAGAGGTTTGATTTATGATTATATATATAGCTGGCAAGATTACCGGCGACCCGAATTACAAAGCGAAGTTTGACAAAGCAGCAAAGCGATTATCAGCAAAGGGGCATGTTGTGTTGACTCCAACAGTGCTGCCTTTGGGATTAGATTACAACGATTATATGCATATAGATTTTGCGATGATTGATGTTGCGGATGTGGTGTATTTCTTGAAAGATTATAAGAGTAGCAACGGCGCAATGAAAGAAAGGTATTATGCTATGTGGATAAATAAAGAAATGATGTATGAAAGATGAAATTATATAGAGACCATTTTCAAAACTATAAAAAATATGCTATTCCAAAAGCGCAGTTGATAATCGCTGATATCCCGTACAACATAGGTATCAACGCGTATGCGTCGAGTCCGAGTTGGTATAAAGACGGTGATAACAAAAACGGAGAAAGCAAACTAGCAAAGAAAAGTTTTTTTGATACTGATAGCGATTTCAGGGTTGCGGAATTTATGCACTTTGTAAACACAATGCTTAAGAAAGAACCAAAGGAAAAAGGTAAAGCAGGATGCATGATTGTTTTTTGCGAGTTTGAACAACAGTTTATGTTAATAGATTACGGTAAAAAATACGGGTTTCCGAACTATATCAATCTTGTATTTCGTAAGAATTATTCAGCACAAGTCTTAAAAGCAAATATGAGAGTTGTCGGAAACTGCGAATATGCTGTGCTATTATACAGAGATAAATTACCTAAGTTTAACAACAACGGTAAAATGGTTTTTAATTGTATTGATTATCAAAGAGATAATAAAACGCCGAAGATACATCCAACACAGAAAAGTATATACGTTTTGAAAAAATTAATATCAACATTTACAGACGTGGGCGATGTTGTGATTGACCCTGTCGCTGGTAGCGGTGTAACATTATTAGCAGCAGAAGAATTAGGAAGAAAATCATATGGCTTTGAAATCAAAAAAGATTACATAGAAGGGTTTAATGAAAAGATAGCAAAGAATGTACAAACAACAATCTTT